TGTCAACCAGTGGTGATATCAAGACCATAGCAAATCATGCTGTGCGAACCGACATCTGTGTGTTGGTGGACTGGTGGGAGCATGCCTGGGCCCTGGACTACCAGGCAGACAAAGAAAAATACCTGGACAATATCTGGCGTATCATCGACTGGGACGTCTGTAACGAGAGATTATGAATTATCAAAAAATTTATAATAATATTATTGATAGGGCTAGACAACGTTGCTGGACTCGTAAAACTGCAGGCACTTACGTGGAACAACATCATATTATTCCGAGATCATTAGGAGGCAGTAATATTAAAAAAAATCTTGTGTTCTTGACAGCAAGAGAACATTTTATTGCTCATTGGTTGTTATACAAAATTTCTACAGGAATAGATAAATCAAAAATGGCAAGTGCATGGATACGGATGTGTCACAGTAATAATTTTGTTGTAAGGTATAGCAAAAATTATGAAAAAGCACGTCAGGCTCTTGCTGTCGAAATGAGTAAAAATAATCCTATGAAAAACCCAGAAATTTCATCTATTGTAAGTACAAAATTGAAAGGGTTGATGGTAGGATCAAAGAACGGGTTTTTTGGAAAAAAACATACACAATTGACCTTGGCTTCTGTTAGTGGTGATAATCATTATACTAAAAAAGAAGGTTATGTTTCGCAACCATTGGCTGAAACTCATAAGGCAGCAATCTCGCGTGCTAATAAAGGTAGAAGTAGGCAAGATTTAAGTGAAAGAAATAAAGAAAATGCATCGGTTTGGCAGATTCTCGTTCCGTCAGGCGAATGTATAACAGTCAAGAATCTAAACCATTGGGCTCATGAAAATAGAATCAAGCCATCATGGTTATATAGAAGTAGACACGGATACAAGGCAAAAAAAATATGTTGACAATTACAGAATCTGCTAAAAATAAAATATCTGACATTTTATCAGAAGAAAATAACCCTACATTACGGGTGCGTGCTTTTGTACAAGGTGGTGGTTGCCAAGGTTTTTCTTATGGATTTTCTTTGGAAGAACAACAAAACGAAGATGACTTCGAAGTAGATGGTATCTTGGTGGATTCTATGAGTATGCAATACATGACTGGTGCCCGGATCGACTGGCAAGAATCTGACATGGGTGCCAGTTTCGTGATAGACAATCCCAACGCACAGACGTCTTGCGGTTGCGGATCGAGTTTCAGCCCGTACTGATACAGTCTTTTCCGGTAAATACTGTGAACCCAAGGACACAGTGCAATGGCCAACACCGGAAACACCCAACAACAGATAAACTACGGAGCCTCAGCCAATGACGGGCAGGGCGATCCCTTACGCACAGCGTTCATAAAAACCGACGACAATTTTGACAATATATGGCTGGCCGGCCCAGTGGGTTCCAACATCACCATCGGCAACAACACCATCCAGAGCAACAACACCAACGGTAACATCGTGATTCGTCCCAATGGTGTGGGTGTTATCCAGGCAAATGCCACGGTGGTGCCCAATGCTACCAACACCAGAGATCTTGGCACTGCCAATCTTTCCTGGCGGGCTGCCTACGTTGGTACTGGTGGCATCGATTGCAGCGGCAACTTGACGGCTGCTACCATACAAACCACGTCAATCAGCAGTGATGACAGCAGTGAAATCATGATCAACAACGATACCCGATTCATGAGCAGTGTTGATATAGATCATGACCTCACAGTGGGACAGGCATTGTATCTCGCCCCTGCAACAAAATCCGGCAACAGTCCTGGTACCCCGGGAGAAATTGCAGTGGATAGCAACTATGTTTATGTTTGTGTATCTGCTAATACCTGGAAACGTGCAGCACTCTCAGCATTTTAGTATTGCGGTTTATAAACTCCCAAAAAACTCGCTAAATACTCCAAAGCGAGGTAGAACATGGCATTAGAAGTCATCAACGTAGGCACAGCACCCAACGACGGCACGGGCGACCCGCTACGCACGGCCTATCAGAAATGCAACACCAATTTTGCTGAAATTTATTCCAGATACCAGGAAAACCCGCCCACAGCGGGCACTGGCAGCATTGGTGACGTGGCTGGCATGTATGCCGCGGACGCAGGATTTTTCTACTACTGTTTCCAGGACTATGATGGCTCAAGCATCATCTGGCGGAAGATAGCAGGATCTGCGATCTAAATGGCTCAACCCCAATGGATCACTCCTGCCGGCAGCCTGGGCACCATACCCGAGGGTGTGTTCTATAGCACACCAGTGCAGGCCGTGGCCAATGGCGAGAATGTGTTCTTCACACTCATAGCCGGCCAACTGCCTGACGGTGTGCAGGTCACTGCCAACGGTACTGTGGAAGGTGTGCCCAAGAACGTGGTCCGAGTGCAAGGAGTACCCACCGAAGTCTCAGAAGATGTGACCACCAGATTCGCCATACGTGCGTTCACACGCAATCCCAATGGCACAGTGAATCGTCTAGCCGATCGCACATTCACCATCACTGTCACCGGACAGGATGTTCCAGAATTCGTAACACCTGCTGGTAATGTGGGCACGTTCTACGACGGCACAGAAGCCGAGGTCCAGATTGAATTCACTGATACCGATCCTGACGACACGGTGCAGATCCTGGTGCTGTCAGGCAGCTTACCACCGGGCCTGGTGTTGGATCCTCGCACCGGCATCATCGCTGGCGTGATCGAACCTCTAGTGGGTCCGGCCGGTACGGCCACTCCGGGCTATGACGCCACGCAGTACGATCAGTATCCCTTTGATTTCTCCACCAGGTCCGCCAGCAAGAACTATCAGTTCACGTTAGAGATCACCGACGGCAAAGATTCCAACATCCGCACCTTTGAGATTTTTGTCTACAGCAAAGACTCCATGAGTGCGGACACCACGGACTTCACAGCAGACAACACATTCATCACTGCAGACGTGGTGCCCACACGCACACCAGTGCTGCTCACACCGCCCGGGGATCTTGGTCGTGTGCGGGCCGACAACTTCTATGCGTTCAAATTTGATGCCATTGACTTTGACGGTGATCCCATTGAATATAGTATCACAGTGGGTGCTGGAGTGGGCTTTGACGCCGCAGGTACCTTGTTTGACGAAACCGGCATTGGATTCGATCGTGGTGCGTTCAGTTTACCGCCGGGACTCACCATCAATCCTGACACCGGCTGGTTCTATGGCTACATCCCCGATCAAGGTGCCACTGAACAGAGCTACAGGTTCGCCATACGTGTGCTCAAAGCAAACAATCCCTCTATCATTTCGGGATTCTATTACTTTACCATAACCATCACCGGCGACATCAACACCGAAGTGACCTGGCTCACTGAACCTGATCTTGGTACTGTAAATAATGGTTCCATCAGCACCCTGGCCGTGGAAGCAGTAAACCGTGGAGGTCGCAGCCTGCAGTATCGATTGCAGTCTGGTAGCAACAGTAAATTGCCACAGGGTCTTACTCTACAGCCCACAGGACACATCACCGGCAGGGTGAGTTTCAATACTTTTGCTGTGGATTATGGTACCACCACATTTGATGTCAACCTCAACACACGCCTAAACATCGACGAAACCACGTTTGACAGTGAATTTGTATTTACTGTGAACGCCTTTGCTGCATCCACTGAGCAGGTAGGATATCAATTGGGTGCTATCAACATAGTCAATGGAGGCACAGGTTATGTGAGCCAGCCCACAGTGACCGTATCTGCTCCCCCGGCAACAGCCACGGCCATCCAGGCCACGGCCGGTGTAGTCACCATCGTGGGAGGTGTGATCACTGCCATAGCCATTGGCAATCCTGGACGTGGATATGTTACGCCGCCCACAGTGACCATCACCGGCGGCGGAGGTTCAAATGCCACTGCTTCGGCCAGCATTATTGAAGTAGAACTCACCAATGCTGTGAGCGTGTTCCGTAGATTCACTGTTACAGTGAACAGAGCATTTGACGAACCTTATGAAACCTTGTACATCAAGGCCATGCCACCTGAGGCAGATCGTGCCTTGATAGATCAATTGCTGTTAAATCAAGACATATTACCTGAGAGCGTGCTGTACCGTGCAGATGACCCTAACTTTGGCATCGCCACCAGCGTGATCTATGATCATGCCTATGGTCTCACAGCAGCCAGCCTCGATCTCTATGTGTCTAGCCTAGACATCAACCACTACTGGAAGAACCTCACCCTGGGAGAAATACGCACAGCTCGAGCCTTGGATCCACAAGGAAACGTGCTGTATGAAGTGGTGTACAGTGCCGTGATAGACAATCTCGTGAACAACGACGGAGTCAGCGTGGGCAAACAAGTGACCTTGCCTTATCCTGTGAATGAAGGAGACAGCACTGAAATTGATGTGGTGTATCCCAACAGTTTGATCAATATGCGTGATCAGGTCATCGATACCGTGGGACAGATCACACCGGCCCTGCCGCTGTGGATGCTGAGCAAACAGGTCAATGGCCAGGTATTGGGTTTCGTACCAGCCTGGGTCATAGCCTATGTCAACCCCGGCGAAAGCGGCCGAGTGGCCTATAACATCCGCACGCAATTTGGTGATCAGTTAAACCGAGTGGATTTCAAAGTAGACCGCTATGAGATCGATCGCAGCCAGACCTACGATTGGATACCCTATGACGACAGTGTTAGTTCAGGAAAATGGGTGCCATATCCTCCGGCTGCTACCACATTTGATCTTACCGAATCTCCAACAAACCTCACGTTCCGGGGACGTGTGGACTATGCCACGGAACTGGCGTTTGAAGAGATCAATCACCGCACCTTGGCAAGCATAGCAGCCCTGGGCGGCATAGATGGTGAAACCGGTGCTTTCCTCAACAACAAACTGCTGATCTTCAAGAAACAGGAAGGTTTCACTGGCATGACCAATGACGAAGCTTTCACTGACTATCTAGAAACCTATGATCAATCCACTTACGATCAAACAGGAACTGTGTTTGACGAATCGGTGGTGCTACCGCTCAACGAAAGACTGTCTATCTATCGCATCACTGTCACCAACAGCATAGCCACCCTGACCCTGGTCACAGTGACCAGCATCTTTGACTACGTTTTAGTCACACGTGGAGATACCTGGGCAGGCACCGAACTGTATCTTCCTCCTGCACCAACTCCGGGACTGCTAATACGTACTTGGAGCCTGATACCCGAGGAGCCCGGGCAAGAGACCATTTTTGACGGTGGCAGCACCAGGTTTATCACCCCCGCAGATCGTTGGACCGACACCGACGAGTTCGATAAATACCTCGTGTTCCCCCGAACAAACATTTTAGACTAGGACAAAAAGATGGCATCCAATATCAATCCGCAGAACATCGATGGAGCCTACCCAGTAGCAGGGCAGGACAACGATTCACAGGGTTTCCGTGACAATTTCACAAACACACGGACCAATTTCACCTATGCCGCAGATGAAATATCAGATCTGCAGGCCAAGGCAGTGCTGAAAGCAGCCTTGGTAGGAACTACCTTGAACAACGACATGGGTGGCAGCTTGCTCAGCAACGCCCAGATACAGGATATCAGCGAATCACGTGTGGCCCTGGGCACTGTTTCAGGAAGCCAGACCATCAACTATGCGGCAGGGTCCTATTACACAGTGACCACGTCAGGATCAATAACCCTGGCGTTTAGCAACTTTTCTGCTGCGGGTACCACCAGCCGTGTGAGACTGCAGATCACAATAGCATCAACAGCACATACCCTGACCTTGCCAGCAGCAGTATCCGTGGGCACCAGCAACATCCAGGGCATAGCCAGCAACGTGATCACATTCAACAAAACTGGTACCTATGAATTTGAGTTTGAAACTTCGGATGGTGGTACAACCATAACCATCATTGATCAGAATCGCAACTTTGATCCTATCTATCTGCCCAGTTCCGAAGACCTGGCCGCATCAGCTGCTGCCAATCTCAATCTCACCACTTCCTACTTCTCCACTGCTGCTGCCGAAACGGCCACCTTGGCCGCAGGTGTCACGGGCCAGATCAAAGTGTTTGCCATGTTCGCAGATTCCGGTGACATGGTCATAACCGTGAGCAACGCGGGTTGGAAAACTTCTGGCACAGGTACCATCACGTTTTCCGCCATAGGGCAAGCCTGTACCTTGATGTACATCAATTCCAAATGGTTTGCCATCGGCAACAACGGAGCGGTGTTCGCCTAAATCTGCCAAGACCATTGACAATATCAGCCCTTGATGCTATCATAAGCACAAGGGCTTTTTAATCATGGAACATCCACTTATCAACAACATAGACCATCTCACCTTGGATGAGTTATCTACCAAGGTCACCGAACTAACCAAAAAGATCGGTCTGGCACATCGCATGGGCAATGCCCATCTCCGTGCCCAGGTGGAAATGGCCTTGGCCACGTATCAGAACAAACTCAAAGAAAAACAGCAAGCCGCCTATGATGCTGCCAAAAAAAACGGTCCGGATTTTTCCGACAAGATTGATGTGTCATGAACGTTAGACTGCGGACCATACTCGGTTGGAATTCAGGACTGGTGCATGGCGATCGGTTCTGTGTGAATCAATATCAGGCACAGATAGACATGATCACAGTGACCGCGGACAATCACGAACAGAACATCGCCTATGAACGTGTGAAACACATGACGCATCACATCTTTGAAGATGCCATCTTGATAGCACACAATCATCCCAAACTCACCCAGTATCAACACACCGATGCCCGTGTGATAGCATTGCCGGATGAACCAGTTGACCAAATCATGGGCATGATGTTATATTTGAAGTTCAATGCTGTGATGGAAAATCGCATGGTTGTGACAGATGTGGAGATCTCCAGTGTGCAAGGCGACAACATGGGCTATCTACATAGCCATGGAGAAAATCTCAGCACAGGATTAAGCCTGGATGGCTGGTGGATCGACGCAGGTCCAACATGGTATGATATGCCTACCACACACAGTCGGGAAAAAGTAGTCAGCCTCAACTCGCGTCCTGAATGGACTGACCATGGACTAGCCTGGACAGATGCCACCGACAAACAGTCTAACAGTGTTGTTTTTGCAAACTTTGGACGAGATGCTGACAAATAAATTTGGTGAGATAGTGCTGTCAGAGCAGGACCTGTGTGATGCCGTGATGCAGGGCCAGCAGATATGGGCTCTATCCCGAGTCACTGTGGACCCAGCCGTGGATCTGGAACGATTGATACACAGGTTGGAAGATCCCGCGGCTGTGTTGACCTGGACCTTTCCCGAAAACGATGATGTGGCTGTGCCAGAATTCGATCACGTGAGGCAGAATCATTGGTTCATGCCCGATGAGTACAAGAACATGGACATCGCCAAGCATGTGTTAGAACTGTGTGTGACCGATGCTGAACTGCAACGAACCGGCGAAGAATTGTTGCTTTATCAAGAGCATGATCTGTTTGATCTCCTGAGATATATGAAATATCTCGTGGATGTCATGCGTGAAAATCATGTGATCTGGGGAGTGGGTCGGGGATCATCAGTGGCCAGTTATGTGCTGTATTTGCTGGGTGTGCATCGCATCAACAGCATGTACTATGATTTAGACCCCAAGGAATTCCTGCGTTAAATACCCAATCCAACAAGGAAACTCCTATGACCAGAAAAGTATATCGTACCGCACAGGGCAAGATGGTAGATCTTGGTTCCCTACAACTCCGCAATGAAAACGTGCGTTCAGTTGGCAACATGAAAGTCAATGCCCGTGGCGATCTCATTGACAGCAACAATCGACCTATCAACACCCGTAATCAACAGGTGGATCGACAATATCGCCGCCAGACCAGCAACGTGTCAAACACTCCAGTGCAACATGCTCGTGCAGCAGCCGCACAAGTAGATATTCCTGTGCCACCTGAAGATTTCCAAGACGACTTTGTCAAACCCGCAGATACTGCTGTGCCCACAGCCTCTGGAGGTCTGGCAGCTGCCATCGCTCGGGCACGACAGGTACGCCAAGAACCATTGAAAACTCCGCGAGAAATCGTACAACATCAAGAAGGTGTAAAAAAACTCTAAATGAAAGCCGCATACGCTCCACATCGCATCACTCGCCTGCGTGCCTTGGACGACACAGTGTTGGTCAAGGACATGCAGTTCAAAGATCGCCAACTGAGTTCAGGAATCATCCTGCCCGGCGACAACGGCAAGGCCACTGGCATCCGTGCCCGTTGGGGTCAGGTCTATGAGATAGGTCCTAAACAACGAGATGTGCGTCCAGGACAATGGATCTGTGTGGCACACGGACGTTGGACCCGCGGACTTGACATCGAGGATGACGAAGGTGCCAAGACCATACGCAGAATCGATCCCAAAGATATCCTGCTGGTCAGTGATGAACATCCCGGCACAGATGATACCATAAGTGATGCTGTGTCTGGTTGATGGGGTTCCGAAAACCAGATCTTGACTCTGCCCAACAGGCCATCCGTGCATGCATGGGAGAAATCCGTAGTCCCTACAATGATGGTTGGACCAGTTCCGCTTGCAAACGTGATTTGTACATGTTAAAATCATGGTTAGACGATGAGTACAAACGCCTTCCCATATTTGCGGGTGAGCAACAATGGGAACACGAACGATTGATTGGTATATTGAAAAAGGACTAGCGTGAAAGACCTCTGGGCAGAAAAATATCGACCAAGAACCATTGAAGAATATGTGTTCCGAGATGAAGCACAGCGTGAGCAGGTCAAGAGTTGGATCGACTCCGGAGCCATTCCGCATTTGCTGTTTTCCGGAGCACCGGGTGTGGGTAAGACCACACTGGCCAGGATCCTGATACATCAACTGGATATCAACGAATATGATGTGCTGGAGATCAATGCCAGCCGTGAAAACTCAGTAGATACCATCAGAGACAAGATCACAGGATTCGTCCAGACCATGCCGTTTGGTGCATTCAAAGTGGTGTTGCTGGACGAGGCTGATTACATTTCGCCCAACGGTCAAGCCGCACTGCGTGGAGTGATGGAAACATATCATGCTTCGGCCCGATTTATTCTTACCTGCAACTACCCCAACAGAGTGATACCTGCATTGCATTCAAGATGCCAAGGTTTCCACATTGAACGTGTAGACGTCACTGAATTCACAGCAAGGATGGCCACTATACTCGTGGCAGAAAATGTGATCTTTGATCTCGACACCCTTGACACCTATGTCAAGGCAACCTATCCAGATCTCCGCAAATGCCAGAACATGTGCCAGATGAACTCCACACAGGGTTCACTTCGAACACCAAGTGGCGACGAAGGTGGCACACGAGAATGGAAACTGGATGTAGTTAACTTGTTCAAAGCCGGTCGGGTTCTGGAAGCTCGAAAGTTGATGTGCTCATCTGTGCGTCCCGAAGAGATGGAAGATGTGTTCCGTTGGATGTATGACAACCTGGCATTGTGGAGTGCAGATCCGGAAAAACAGGATCAAGCCATAGTGATCATACGCAATGGCATAGCTAATGTGCCCTTGGTCACTGATCAGGAGATCAATCTATCAGCCACCCTGATAGAACTGGCTGGATTGACTCGTGCCTGATTTTGATGTTCTTGAACCTGCCATAGATCCCAACAATCGTGTGAGTTTCCTGTTAGATTGGGAACTGACCATGAAATGCAACCTTGATTGCTCTTATTGTGGAACTGGACTTTACGCAGGACATGATAATAGCACAAAACATCCTCCATTGGCAGAATGTATCGATGCGATAGATTTTATGTATCGCTATGTGGATTTATATATTAGCCAAAAACCCAAAGGTCTACGTTATGTGGTGTTGAATGTTTACGGTGGTGAATCATTGCATCATCCTAACATTGTGGAAATACTTCAGTCTTGTCATGAAAAATATAAAACATATCAAGATCGTTGGCATCTAACCATTACCACTACAACTAACGCCGTAATCAATGATCGTAGGATGGCTGAGATAATACCTTATATCAATGAATTCACGGTGACTTACCATGCAGAAAATACGGACAAACAAAAGTCTATTCTCCAAAATAATATTTTAAAAATCAAACATGCCAACAAAAGACTGAAATGCATCGTGATGATGCACCCGGATTCTCACAGATTCATCGATTCACAACAAATGATAGCATGGTGTAGAGACAATGATATCAAGTTCTTGCCAAAACAGATTGATCATAATCCAAAAGCAGTGGAGTTCAATTATGACAAAAAACAAACAACATGGCTGAACAAACTTTACGACGGAAAAACTTACAAAACATTTCCCACACTAAAATTACAAACATCAGAAGAAAAATTTGATCTATCTGATTCAGGACGTGCCTGCTGTGGTGGTAGACAAACTTGTCAAGATCAAAATTACAAACAACGTCATTATTTCGTTGAAAATAAATTTCCCAACTGGTATTGCAGCGTAAACGAATTCTTTCTATACATTAAACAAGTCAATGGCGAAGTTTTTGTGAACAAAGATTGTAAAATGGATTTCGCTGGAAGTGTGGCACCAATTGGAAATCTAAGAGATGCAGATACACTCTTGGAAACAACAAAGAATCATTTGCGAAATAAAACTATGCCAGTGATACAGTGCAAAAAGGCAAGTTGTTGGTGCGGACTATGTGCTCCTAAAGCCAAAAATCTTGGCACATTTAATTCTATCATGGAAAAATATAGATCATGAGATATTTTTTAGTGAAGTACAGTAAAAAACCCACAGGACAAATGGATGAAATAGTGTCAGTCAGCAAGAGATTGAGAACCAAAGATTACCAAACTTCAGCCGTGATCCTGGATTTTCAATCTCGCAGTGTGATCCAGGCCAGCATGGATGGCGTCACGGTTCCGAAAGATTGGAACCGCATACGAGATTTCTACCACCAACACTATGCTCGACTGATCGAAGATCTCGAAGCGGTTCATCCTATCACTGATAAAGATCCAGGATCGCTGTGATCATGGGGTGACGCTGCACGTCACGTCCGGTGAGTTTGATCACTGCCATGCCCACCACTTCCTGACATTCTAGTCTGGCACAGAGATCCAGCAATCCGTTTTCCGCAGCCCGGCGATCTGCTTGCTCTACATCGCCCGTGACAGTGATGCGGCTGCCTTGACCAATGCGACTTAGCAGCATCTTCATCTGGCCTGGCGTGGCATTCTGCATCTCGTCTGCAATTATCCAAGCCTGTTTGAACGTGCGACCTCGCATGTAGGCCAAAGGTGAAATTTCTATCACATGATCATCCATCATGCGTATGATCTCGCGTGGATGGTAATATTCTCTCATCACATCTAACAACGGCCGAGTCCATGGTTCCATCTTGGCCATGAGATCTCCAGGCAAAAACCCATGCTGTTCATCTTCCACACCCACAGCTGGGCGTGTGAGCACGATACGTTCTATTTCGCCCGCACGTAGAGCCCGTATGGCTGCCTGCATGGCCAGATAGGTCTTGCCCGTGCCTGCAGGACCCACGGCCACAGCGATGTTGACATCAGGGTGCAACAGGCTCAGCACCAGGCGTTCTTGTCCTCGGCTTTTGGGTATGAGTTCTACGGGTCGTTGCTGGGGTTTGTGTTGCGGTCTGAAGTTGATGGTGTTTTCTACTGCTTGATACTGCTGTTGTTGC